GTTCTGCGGTGTGTGCAGTCTGAATGATTTTCTTTTCCGGGAACTTACCTAAGAACCACGACGGGAGCAGGTAAGAAGCAAACTCAGACTTGGTATGCCTTGGAGGCATGTTGATGATCAGGCGCTTCAGGTCGCCCCTAGCGACCCTTTCAAAGGCATCGGCCATGATTGCATGGTGTTTGCCAGAGATGAAGATAGGCCACATCTGCTGGACAAAGAACAGGTATGACTCCTTGCAACGCTCAACCCTATCAAACTCCAGAAGCTTCTGAATCTTAGCCCGCTCTGCTGGAGGAGCAGTGTCCGACAGCTTGATGTAGCCTTCAATCTCACTGCGGGTCAGTAAACTCATAACGCAGCCATTTCTTTAACAGACTTGTCTACAAGCCGGATGGAGTTGAACTTATAAGGACGCACAGTCAGATGCCCATCTTCTTTAAGACGGTGGATGATCCGGTGCACATTCGACTTTGACTTCAATCCAATTCCTTTAGCAATAACCTCATACGACGGCGGTACTCCGTGTAAACGGATATACGCCCTGATGAAGTCTAGTACTAACTGCCGATGTTTGGTCATGTTTAAACAAAAATGATGTTGGCGCACTTAAAGTCGGAACACGTCCCACAGCGTCTAGCAGCTTCACCAACACAACTGAGCACTTTTTTCCTCGTCTTCCTACCATAGCGACCGCGTGTTCTAAGGCTTCCCGGTTCTGAGTAAGTCCACCTTACGTTTCAGCGTCCAAGTGCTCATGTGTGTTAGTCCTAGGGATTCCACCTAGGCCCACCTCGCTTTAACGTCTGCGTGTCCAAGACGATGTGAGTTTAAACGATAATGAGAACGTTCGCAAGTGTTTAAACGAAAATATATATAGGGTGGGGGTTTGGATTTGGATTGGATAGGGGGGGGTGTTCTGTGGGAGATGTATGGATGAGTGGATTAGAGCGTAATAGACGGGCGGGTGGTCAACGGCCACAGCGGGGGGTACGGGTGCGGTGGGCATCACGTCTGCGCCTGTTTAAACTGGGTGGCCTCCACATCGAGCACCGATGACCGTTCACCCTTGAGAAGCTTCAAGTGCCCTGCCAATTCGCGCTTCAATTGATCGGCCGTCACTGGTGCTTTGTCTTGCACGTCAACTGGTGTAAACAGCCCACATGCTTTGCCCATGAGTTCCAGTGCTTTTAGTTGACTGCCCTCTTGCTTGCCTGTCTTCACTAAGTGCAACAGACCCTTGAGCACAAACCTCTTGGATGCCACAACGTCATCTATCAGGTGTTCCACGGTTTCCCCCCAAGCCTCATTCAGTGCTTGGACAACCCTTGGATCTTTCATTAGCTTGTTGGCACTTGCGCTGATTGACGCATCTGATCCGGTGTCATTCTGGAAAGCCTCACGGTAGGCCTGACGCAAGCTGTGGCCACGTATTACGCCTTGAACGAACCTTTGCTGTGACAACGTGAGGCCTTTGCCTCTTCTATGGTCTGACCCTACTAGTTGCCCATCTACTCTTCTCTTAGGTTTCCCTGCGGCATGGGCCAACCGTTCCGCTTCGCTTAGGCCTGCCATCTCCGCATCTGCCTGCTCCGAATCCCAAACCGCCTCGGCCTCGGCCAACTCTTCCTTGTACATACCCGCACCAGTATTTCGCATAATCACCGCCTCCATTTTGTGACTGACCAGTCTACTTTGTGCACACCAAGTGCAGGCCGTGAACTGTTCGTATTCCGCACCATTCTAAGTTATCCACAGGCTGTGGACAACCCATTTTTATCCCCAGCTTTATCCACAGAAAATGTAGTACTTTTGTTTCCCAAAACGTATACCCCCGACAGTATTTTTCTCAATCGGCCGTTTAAGCCGTTTTTCCGAGGGTGCTAATGCACTGGTAGCCATGACCCCTAAAAAACGCTTACAGGCCGTTTTAGATACCACCCAGAGTATGCCAACCATACACACCTGTATGTTGCCCAAAACCTCAGGCTTTCGCTTCTATTAGTAGCACCTTGTTTCCCTAGGAAACCCCTAGAAAACATGACCGTAAGAGATGCTGAGGTAATAACCCCACAACTTAGTCAACTTAATATTGTGGTGTTTGACAAACTAATATCTTTTTAGACTACAATCACTTCACACCACTTCCGGTGTGTTTAAACAGGACTTCAAGCACCATGCAAAAACTCTTAAATGCATACAAGGTCAGCCCCTCACAGGACAACCTCAAACGCCTTATTGCCTACAGCCGTAAGCACCCCTTTGCTTCCATCATGTTGAATGCAGATGATGCCAAGCTGTTGATGACCCTCGAACATGAGGTAGAGGCCTTGCTCAAGCAAGCCCGCCAACTGGCCATGGATTCAATCTGACATATCAGCGGTAAGCCCGATGGGCTTATCAGTGCTATGTCGCACTACTTGGAGAACCAAACCATGACTGTCAATATTGATCGCTTCCAACCAACAGCCACTGCCCTGACTGCCACTGCTGTTGTGGCCAACCTCAAAGCCCGCCTCAAGATGGCACAGCGGGATTACCTGTCATTCCCCAACGCCACACGTTGGAACGTCCAAACACGTGACGCATTTGTCTATCAGCAAGCGTTCTACTTTTTTAATGCTGTCAGCCGTTCCTATGAGGACAAAAACGCCTGTCTCATTGCACTGGGTGCTGAGTCCAATGGCAACTGGGGTGACGTGATCTGCCAACATGCGTTTGGCCTGACCCTGACAGCCGCTTTGCGTGAACACGCCAACTGCCCTTAATTCAATCAACTTCGGAGAATCAACCATGGTCACAGAGCAAGTCAGAGACTATACGCACCTGTCAAAGGATCACAAGGGCGTGTTTGGTCAGATGGTCTACAACTACAGGTCACCCACGCATTGGGGCAGTGATGGCCTGTGCGAGATTCGGGTCAGCTTTTGGGGTGACCTCAAAGAGGCTGAGGTGCAATTCAGCTACTCATCGGGCGGTTGGAACAAAGGGTTCACCAACTTGCAGATTGCCGAGGCAATGAAAGAGGCCTTTGCCCTTGCGGAGCACCGCTTGGCCGTGCTTGAAAAGTGCCCTTGGCAAGCTCAGGTTGTCGCCTGACATTACAGCGGTAAGCCCTGCGGGGTTTACCAGTGGAATGTCCCACTGATTGGAGATCTTAAAAATGAACCAACTACATGCTAACCGTGAGGACTGGTTGAATGCCGCTGTCGATGAACTCCGGCCGTTCTTCTCTTCCAATGGCCACACCCTGCCCGCTGAGATTCGGGTTGCCTGTGCCTATCCAACCAATGCCAAACGCTCCGGCTTCAAGGTGCTTGGCCAGTGCATCCCAAACACCAACAGTGCTGACGGCCACTTTGAGATCTTTGTCTCACCGCAGATTGACAACCCTTACAAGGTCACTGAGGTTTTGATTGCCCAACTGGCTTGCACTGCCAAGGGTGCGTTGAATCAGGCCAACCAAGCTTACGCCAAGGTTGCCGAGGCCATGCACATCTTGCCCGATGGCAACAAGTCCAACCCCTACTATGAAACCAACCATGGTGCGGCCTTTGACCTTGCCTATGCGGCCATCATTCAATCACTGGGTGACTACCCTCACGCCAAGGTTGACGTGACCACACATAAGACCCAAGGCACACGCCTGTTGTTGGCCGTGTGCCCAACGTGCGGTTGCAAAATCCGCATGACCGCCAAGTGGACGTTGAATGCACACGGTGACGTGGATCTGCCCACGTGCCGCTGTGGTGACCTGTTTAACCTTGTTTGATGACCGTACCTAAGAGAGAGAAAACCATGCAAAAAGCCCTTAAAGACACCCTGCTGTCGATCCCCAACAACGTCATCATTGGTGCAACCATTGCCCATGGTGCACCCAGTCATTTTGTAAGCAAGCTTCAACGCATTGATTGGCTTGGCGAACAAATTGAATTAGGCCGCCTGACCATTGACCAAGTGTCCAGTGCCAAGCCTGTTGTGGCCTCACAGCCCACAGCCATTGACACAGCCAAGCTTGATGCCCTTGAGTCAGTGGCCAACCGTGCCCACGCCTACGCCTTGCAGGGTCTAGACCTAAGCCGCTCAGTCGAAACCGCAGTGACCACAATTGCGGGCGACATGGCCTCAACCCGCATGGCCATTGACCAACTGGCCAAGGCTCAGGCCGCCTCTGTGGTTGACACCTCCAAGGTTGATGCCGAGGTTGCCAGTGCTATTGCCAAGGCCTTTGCACCGTTTAAACAGGCCGTGATTGATGCCAATGCCCAAGAGGCTGTGGCCTCCGGTGTGGCCGCCACTGTGGTTGACCGCAAAACCGCTCTTGATGTTTTTGGGGTCAACGTGATTGACAACAAGGGCAATCAAGTTTGGGTTGACGTTTGGAACGCCTCCGATGCACCCGCCATTGACCCCAACTTTGTGTGGTCAGAGGGCATTTTGCGTCACTTGTTGTTGTCTCAATACACCAGTGAAAACCTGTGGTTTGGCGGTGAAAAGGGCACAGGCAAGTCAGAGACAGCCCGACAGTTTGCCGCCCGCACTGGCCGCTCATATACCCGCATCAACTTTCACAAATACAGCACCGCTGAGGACTACTGCGGATCGATTGGCCTTGAGAATGGTGCGACAGTGTTTAAACGTGGTGCTTTCCTGACCGCCTTTGCCTCACCCTCTACCGTGATTTTGTTGGATGAGATCTCCAACTGTGCGGCCGGAGAACTTGCCCCACTCAATGGTTTTCTCGAACCCAACAGCGCAGTGAACTATGGCGGCCAAGTGCACCGCAGGGCACGTGGTGTGATGGTGTGTGCCGCTGACAATACGCTGACCAACGGTGATCAGTCCGGCCGATACGCTGACACACGTCAAATGAATTCATCACTGGCTGACCGCTTCGCACGTGTCATCAAGTTTGAATACCTCAGCGCAGATGATGAGGCTGAGGCTCTGATCCGGCACACCGGATGCCATCAAGCACTGGCCACGCATGTTGTGGCGGCCATCAATGCGGCACGTGCAAAGGTTGAAACAGGGGACGTGATTGATGCCCCCTCTATCCGCTCCGCCATTGCATTCATTCGCAGTTTAAACATGCTCTCAGTGGATGAGGCTTGGCACTCAGCCGTGACCGCACGTCAACCCTCAGAATCTGCGGCCGCATTGGATGCCATCAAGGCCGCTTACATCAACCCCGCTGACGTAGCTCAGTGGATCTAAGGAATATCAAAATGACAAAAGCAAAATACCGTGGATGGGAATTCAAATCTGCCCTCACTGCGGCCATTCACAAGATGGCCTCAGATCTCAAGATCAAACGTGTTATGGTGACCTTTAAGGATGAGATCCCAACAGCGGCCATCAACCGCCATGGGCAGATCTACATCACCAACATTGCAGATGATGCCGTGCTGACCCGCTTTGACCTTGAGCGTTTCACTGGCTTTGCCCTGCATGAGTTACTGCACCGCAAGTTCACCAACTTTGATGCCATCGACAATTCAAAGGTGAGTTACCTTGTGCAATTGCACAATGGTTTGGAGGATGCCTACATTGAGAATCGTGCCGTGGCTGAGAAGCTGACAGGCAATGCCGAGGGCTTGCTCCGCACCCTGATTGACAACATGGCACGTGAGGGCTTGGCCGAGGTGTCAGATTGGGCTGACCCCCGCCAATATCCCTTTGCACTGGCCGTCTATGCACGTAAGCACAGCACCGTGCAGATCCCATTGGCCAAGGGCTTGAAGCCCATTTTCGATGAGGCTTGCAAGCGTTTAAACACATGCAACTCCACGCATGACACATGGGCACTGGCTGAGTGGGTGTTTGACCAACTCAAACAGATTGGCAAACCTCAACAGCCCACACAACCCGATCAGCCTCAGGATCAGCCAACCAACGGCCAACCTTGTGATGATGGCAACCCCAGTGACCAAGAGGGCGGCAATACCCCTACAGAGGCCGGAGAGGGGGGCACAAGCCCCGATCAGGGACAGGGTGAGGGTGATGCCCCAACTCAGGGAAAAAACGCCCCTGAGGCCGGAGAGGCTCAGTCCCCCATCAAGGGTGAGAAGCAAACCTCAAAGGGCAAAGTGCTTGTGATTGCCAAGCCCCGCTCAACTGAGCCTAAGGCTGACGTGCCCGACTCTGCCAAGCAGTGCGGATCAATCAGCAACTGGGTTGTGACAAAGGATGCCTACCACGTAGGTGATGTTAGACGTTGGTCAATTGACTTTTAAGGACTGCCATGATCCCCGCAAAATTACGTTATGAAATTCGCAAAATGTTTGAGAACTCAGGCACTGAGGAATTCGACACCAACCGCAAAACAGGTTCAATCAACGTCAACGCATTGGCAGGGTATGGCCACACTGACCGCCTGTTTAAACGTAGGACTGAGGTAGCAGGAATTGACTCAGCAGTGACTATTGTTTTGGACTGCTCCGGCTCGATGGGTGATGAGCCTGAGCGCATGGCAAACGCTGTGCCTGTGGCCTACGCTTTGTTGGACACATTGGCTCAGGCCGGAGTGCCAACCTCACTGGTGACATTCAGCAGTAACGTTTCAGTGCTCAAGCCGTGGTCAATGCCCGCCAAAAAGGTCAAAGGCATGTTGGAGCGTTTAAACACATCTGGTAGCACCAATGACTATGCGGCCGTGCAGTTTGCCCATGGCATGTTGCTCCGCAGATCTGAGGCACGTAGGGTTTGCTTTGTCCTCACTGACGGTGAGGGTGAGCCGGACGCAACACGTGCCCAGTGCGAGTCAGGCACACGCCTTGGCATCACAACCATTGGCATTGGCATTCTGCAATTTGTGCAACATGTCTACCCCAATGCAGTGCGTGTCAACAACGTGGCTGACATGGGCACTGTGGCATTCACCAAGCTTAAGCTTGCCGCCTGAGGGGGGCTACCCCTTGATGACCGTAACTACAGGAGAGAACAAATGAACACAATCAAAATGACCTTGAGCCTTGAAATTGCCGGAGGTGAGAACTGGCAGGAGCGTTTGGCCGATGCCTTGTTGGCCATTCAATCAACCGTGCGTGAGAGTGAAACACTGCGAGTGGCTGACACGCTAGATGGCAATGACTTTGCCGCTTACTACACCTTGTTTGGAGAACTGAAATGAAAAAGTACAAAGTTTGGGTGAAAGAAATTGCCTATCACTACGCCTTTATTGAGGCCGAGGATGAGGACACGGCCTTTGACATTGCCTTGAATATGGATGGGTCAGAGTTTATCGCTGGAAATCAAATAGATTGGGACATCTACAGCGTAGAGGAGGCCGCCCAATGAACGAAAGAGAACAGATTGTTTACCTTAGGACGGCTCTTAAGAACCTTGCCGAGTCAGCAGATCGATATATCGATGACGGCTCTTGGATCGAGCATGTGCATCTTGATGTGCAGTTTGCAAAGGATGTTTTGAGGAACACACGTTTAAACAAGGTAGAGCAGGGCATCAGGGATGCAGTAGGCAGATCAATGAAGGGAGAGAAATAATGGCACACATGGTTGAAACACATGATGGTTGGGTGTTACGTGATGACTGGGACATTTACGATGTACAGGCAAGGCTTGAGGATTACTGGGGCTTTGAGTTAACCGATGCCGAGTGCACCAAGGTTTTAAAGCTTGTGGCTAAGGCCTTTGATGCCAACATTGGGATTAACTGGGACGCTATCGATGCGGCCATTGAAACCCTGTACGGTAAGCGGAGGGTTGACAAATGAACTTCACACCTTGGCAAAAATTAGAACGTGCCGTGCTGTTGATCAGCATCATTGTGTTAATGCTTGATCTGTTTTATTGGAGGCCATGAGATGTTTAAACACATTAGTTCTTACCCTTGGACATTGGGCGGTTCGGGGCTTACTGTTTGGGGCTATGAGCAAAAATATGGGCGACCTTTGGTTGTTAACTGTGACGCTAAAAACGAACGCTTACCCATGCCGACCGCAACAAAACGTGCCAACGCACGACTGATTAGCATCGCCCCGCAAATGTATGAGATTATTCAAACGATGCATGGCAACTCAGAGGCCATGGCTTTAGTCGCTTACATGGAGAAAAATCATGAGGATTAAAACCCCAAAAGATCAAGACTTTGAAAAGATCTACAAGGCTTATGCGGGGCTGATTGATTGGATTGGGGGCAATGACGTTGATGGTCAGGAAACCCTCGGCCTACTGCTCAAAGCCGCTGTGTCTATAGCCGTGACAAACCGCCTACCCAAAGAGGACATACTGGAAGTGGTATCCGTGACCTATGAAATGGAGCGCATGATGCGTCCCGATTCGGGTGAGGTGCATTGATGCTCAAGGTTAAAACCCTGACCGACCACCGCCCCGACTTCCTCAAAGCCGCATACAAATACGACAACTTGGTAGACCTTATGAATCACGAACGCTTTATCAAAGCCGGAGAACGTTACATCAAGTATTCGCCTGAGGCTTGGACAGTCTACAAGATGGGGAAAAACCGTGTGCCTCGTTATTGTGGAGCTTATGAGTCAATCACCCGTGCGGTGTTCTATGCACGTTTAAACATGTAACTTACCAGCAGCGGCTGCTGGCTGCGTTTAAACAAAAGGGGGCTTGCTGCCCCCTTTTTTCATAGTCCTAAATCACTTACAAGACTAATGAACATTGGGGTTCGCTCACCCACATACGCCCCAACGATATTGAATTCATAGAATTCTGTTGCCTCCTCCCGATCCATACCGTCCCGCTCACAGAGAATGTCTATAAGTTTAGTTGTGTCATAGACCACAACCGTGGGCATTCCAATCCGATCAGCCACCCCAACGATGGCCTCATCGAATTGTGCGTCACTCAAGAAAAGCAATTCATCAAACAACGCGCTTAATTCATCGCGTATGTTTAAACGACCTTCAAGTAGCTCATCTGGTGAGCTTGCAGGTGAGCCACCCGTTTCATTGTTTAAACCGTCAGAATGCATCTAAGTTCTCCGAATAAGTCCCTGCCGTTTTGTTATACAGCATGGTTGTTTCACCTTGTGTGCCGACCCAACGGTAACGGCACTTCCATACTGCGATCTCCACGTGGTGCTCTCTGCGATGCACAGTGATACCGCAATCCGTTTTTGCCCACCATGCCATCGATCCGGCAATGGACATGCCGTCAGGGCGGGGCTGTTCTACGCCTTGGCGTGTGATCTTAGAGGGGTGTGCAACAAACCATGTGTGCACATCGTGAGCCTTACAAAATTTCTGTACCCTTGTCAGCATGTCGCTAATGGCGGCCGTTTCTGTGCCATCTGCACGTGGCAGTTCAATGTAGTTATATGGGTCAATGACCAAGCCCCGCACACCCATGCGTTTGACTGCCGCACGTGCCCGCTCAAGTATTGAGTCCAATGTGGACGGCTCTTCTCCGTTTGTATCAATGAACAGGAAATGATCCTTAACGAATTTAAACGCTCTCTCTTTTTCCTGCTCCGTCATTCTGTCCCGACCTTCAAAGAACCGCTTACGTGTGTAGATCTCCATGAGTCGGCTAATATGGATCTCAGGCTGATTCTCAAACGAACACACCGCAAACTTCCAATCATGCGCTTGGGCTAAGTTGACCATGATCTGATCAACAAAGTTGGACTTACCCGATGATGGATAACCAGTGACTACGGTTAGCTGTGCCGGTGCGACCGTGTAAATCTCATCAACCGATGTGTACCCCGTTGAGAATCCCTTACCCGTGCCCTTCGAGTACAAGTCGTTTAAACGATCAAAGTATGTGCCTGCATCGCTGATGCCAGAAATGGGGTACGCAGCCGCAGACTCAATGACTTTAAACACCTCCCCTGTCCGTGAGGGGTCGTCAAGATGCACCTCGTTTAAATCTTTCTTTGCAAATTTAGCCAGCCTGCATTTTTCTTTACCGATTCTGCGGGCGAGTTCCTCTGCCAGTGCTTGCCCTGCGGTGTCTTGATCAGTGGCTAGAACTACATAGGGTGCGGCATCGATGATCTCTCGTGCATTCCATACGTAAGCGAACCGCTTGTCCTCTGACGGCAGAACCTTGCCATCTGCGACTTTGATTGGAGCACCTGATGGCACACTCACCACGTTATTGATACCTAGTTCGAGTAGGGTCAAGCAGTCTACCTCTCCTTCTACGATGATCAGAGGCTCACCCTTCTTGATCATGTCTATACCAAAGAAGTCATGTGCACCGCCTGAGTCTTGGGTGAAGTCTTTCTCAGGAAATGATCTGTACTTGGCGGCAACCAATGCACCGTTGCGGAAATATGGGAAGCCTATTGAATCTGCGTTCTTGCCTAGCTTGCTGAAGAACTTTTCTGCGGCAAACAATTGCATCTTGTCTGCGGTTTGTTTGGAGATTCCTCGTTGTGATAACCAATCGTAGTGCGTTGCCTGTAACTTGTTCGATATTATTATTGGGTTGGGAACTGCTGACAATTTTCTCTCCTGTTGTGGTTGTACTGAGCCGCTTGTTTGGCAATGATGGCAATGGAACACGACCGCCCCGTCTTCTTTGCGGGTTAGGGTCATGTCCTTTGAATTAGCCTTCTTGCGTTCATGAGAACAATAAGGGCAAGCTACCCTCGTTGACTCGGTGAAGTGGAATTGCTCCACGAATTGGGGATTCATTTCATGCTGCCGTCAGGTTTTCGTTTAAACGAACGGTTGGCCGCTGCGGGTTTTGCTCGGAGATTACTCATGACCGTAGTCCCACCCTTGCTCAAAGGTTTTTTGTGGTCAACGTCTTTGCCATCTCCCTTGTGCACCGCGCCTGTTGCCTCAAGCATTCTGCGTGCTTTGTTTCTCTGCGCTCGTTTCTTCTTAACGGCCTCAGTGCCATCGTAGTTGGCGTATTCTTGTTTGTAGTTCCTAGTCATTTTTAATCACTTTCATCACTCGTTGCGATCTGCCTGATGCGGCCTTGCGTCTTTCGCCAGTGTCGGCAATGAAACCTTTGCGAATCAAAGGGGCAAACCTAGGTGAAATGGTTTGAACACCGTGATGGGGAAAATGTCTCATGACTTCGTCGGACGTACAGCCATTGGGGTACTTGGCAATGACCTCGTAGACCATTGATTCAAGCTGAGTTGAGTCTACAGAATTGGCCGCGCTTACGCTAGTGTCCGGATCGGTATTTCGCACCATCTCTTGCGGTGCTGTACCAAATATTTTTTCAAATAATGATTTTTGTTCCATGCTTCTCTCCTTTGTTGAAAATTAAAGTTCTAATTCAATCTGCTCAGGTGCGGTGTAGTTTTCGATGGGTATTCCTTTGTCTAGTTGGTGAATAATATCTTCCTGTGTGGCAACTCGTATTGTCATAATCCCTAATGACACATGCGCTATCGCTTGTCTGCGGTTGGATGCACGGATCAGCCTGATCTGATCACCTACGCCTATTGTGTAAACACGTTGCTTCATCCATTCTTCTCCTTGAGTTTGGCTTCAATGTAGGCCACGATTTCAGATGGATTGACCCAACCAATCTCTTCTTCTCTGTTGTCGTGCCAAGTATCAAACGCTTTAATCTCCTCATCCGTCAGCCCAACCCACTCACGCTCAGGCAACGGATGCCCTGCTTGTTTGTAGGCTTCATCACGCCACAGTTGCGCTCGTTTCTTGTGGTACTCACAGTGTGGGCAATCAGTCATGCTTACCCCTGTTTAAATACCAATGCCATCTGCGTTTCATTGCAATGATAAAAAGCATTTCCTTTACATAGTGCTCAACCTTCAAGCCTTGCTTTTGAACCACGGCAATCTCAGTCGGAGTCAATATGATGCGACCGACTTTGTCTTGCCCTCTGACTTTCCTTACATACATGTTCTCTCCCTTATAAACGCCCCTTGTCGGGGCTTTTGCTATGTTTCACCCAAAGACCCCCCTACCCCATCGGGTATGGAGGAGTGGGTTTCACCGCCTAACGGCATCTGCATGTCAGCGTAAGCTGTACCCCTGTGCTTGCAGATTCGACCAGCACCGTGGATTATTCGGGAACTGCCCCCTAGCCTTACGGCATACCACGTAACCCTTTGCTTCCACGCAGGCAGATTTCTACCCCTTAGTAACGTCTGGAGTACGGTTGTCGTAGGAGGAGGAGGAACTAAGTCGGCTCACATAAAGCAGTGGTGCTTTAGCATTTCGTCCGACGGTTACGTCTGTGGTGGCGCTAACCCACCACCCGACCTAGTTCCAAAAACAGAAAAGCCACTTAGCTCTACCCTCGGTGAGAACCCTGCGGCAAAAACCAAGGGCGAGAGTAGAATTAAGTGGCCTAAATCTGTCGCTTCTCACGGCAACAATTGCACTGTATCACAACTTATTGGGGTGTTGTCAAGTAATTAAGTACTTATTGCCGAAAATATTTTGGGGTGCTACCGGCAGCGCACCGCTGCAACCGTTTAAACCTGCACGCCGGGCCTGAATTTTTGTTTAAACACCTACGCCGGGCTGGTTGCTGCTGGCCGGGTTTTGGTTTAAACTAAGGCACTCTCTCCTCAGCAGTTGCCTTTGTTGAGTTTGCCCCGTCCGGTTCGCTTGACGGGGTTTTTTTTGGGCGCTACCTCAGAGATCTTTTCAATGATGATCTCTGCCCTAGGGTTCTCAGGGTCTAGCCCCCAGTAGCAGTGCCGCTCCTTAACCTGTCGGTCGTTCGCATATATAAGACCCTGCATCAAGTCTAGGATTAGGCTCTCATCCAAGTCGGGTCGTCGTGATGCATAAAAAATATGCAGAGTAACCCGCAGATCCCCTGTCATTAGTGTAGGCAATGGCTTGCACTGTTGCCTAAAAACATCAGAATAACTTAATGCTTTAGCAGACTTAATCAGTCTAGACATACCACCGTAGTGTACAACTCTACGAGAGTTTGCTTTAGAAGCTGGTTCACCAAAAATAATTTGTGATAGCACTTGCAATTCTTGTGTAACATCACTATCATTGTGTTTCGGATTCATAACAACCTCGGAGAGAAGATGAAGATAACAAACAAACAGAATCTACCCGCACCGTTAGTGGCTTTGCTCTCACGTAACTACTACAGCAAAGGTGCATCACAGTATAGCGTGACTGAGTTAATGTCGCCACCAAAGATTAGAAGGTTGCGCGAACAGTATGAAGCTGAGATGGAGATTGACGTAACCAAAATGATTGCCTCACAGCTAGGCACATTCATGCACGGCAAGCTTGAAGCTAAGGAAGTCGTTGGCTATACCAACGAGGAGCGCATCTTTACAGAGGTCGATGGAATCGTTATCAGCGGAGCGATTGACCTACAGCAACATGTAGAGGGCGGGGTCATCATCATTGACTACAAGTTTGTCAAGGCGTGGTCGGTCAAGCAGGGTAAGGCTGACTGGGAAACGCAGTTGAATGTCTACAAGTGGTTGGTTGAGACAGTCAAGGGAGTGCCAGTCAAAGGCTTACAGATCTGCGCCATCATTAAAGATTACTCTGCACATGACACCTCCGAGGGCTACCCCGAAGCTGAGGCTGTGATGATTGATGTCCCACTATGGGACTCGGTTAAGACTGAATCCTTTGTTCGTCAGCGGTTGGAGATGCACCGTAACGCCAAAGTTAACCATGAATTTGGTGAGGAGCTACAGGCTTGCACCGATGAGGAAAGATGGATGAGTGAAACCGTCTTTGCTGTGAAGAGAGAAGGACGCAAGTCTGCGATCCGTTTATTTAAAACTATTGAAGAAGCCACAGAGTTGGCAGAAAAGGAAAAAGGCTATGTCGAAACCCGCCAAGGAGAACCAAAGCGATGCACAGGAGATTTCTGTGGAGTCAGCAAGTGGTGTAAACAGTACCAAGGAGAAATCAATGTCCCCGCATGATTTACTAAAGCTCAACGTCAACGAGCACACCGAGAAGAAGAATGGCCTGACGTACCTGTCATGGGCGTGGGCATGGGCTGAGGCTCTCAAGGCCGACTCCACTGCGTCGTTCATTGTTCACACATTCGCTGACAAACCTTACATGGATGTTAACGGTACAGGAATGGTATGGGTCACCGTCACCATGTTTGGCCAAGGGCGTACCTGTATGTTGCCTGTGATGAACCACCGCAACCAACCTATCCAAAGCCCTGACGCTTTCCAAGTTAACACTGCCATCATGCGATGCATGACCAAGGCTTTAGCTTTGCATGGATTGGGTCTGTACATCTATAGCGGTGATGATCTTCCGCAGTCAGATGAACCCACCACCATGGGCGAACTGACCAAGAAAGAGGATGCACCCAAGTACGAGAAGATCATTGCTAAGACTGCGCCTAAGAAGACGATTCAGCCTACTGAATGGGATCCATCTGACGAAAGCCGCAAGTTCTTTGCCGAGTCAATGATTGAGTGGACGAGCCACTGTACCGAAGTATCTGGTTTAAACAGCTACTGGAAGAGCAATGAACTTCAGCTTGATTCGCTGAAGACAACGCACCCCTCTTTGTATAAAGAGGTTTTAGACCGCTTCAAAACATTGAAGCTTCAACTAACTGAGGAAAAGAAATGAGCAATTACGCACCGAAGAAAAGCTACGACAAGCCCTTTGAGGCACGTCCCGATGCAGGGAATCTGTTTGCAACCCAAAGCAAGAAGACTTCCTTGTCCCCTGATTACTGGGGAAATATTGCCATCAATCTCAAAGACTTAACTAACGTTAAGACTGAGAACGGCTTAACGATTATTAAGCTGTCCGGATGGAAGAGGGTCAGCGAGACTACTGGCAAGACTTATCTGTCTCTTGCGGTGGATCGTTGGGTTCCTGAGCAACCACAGGGCGGCACACGCCAAGAGAATCAATCCCAAGAGTTCCCCGCTGATGACAGCGACATCCCCTTCTAAGGTAATCATGATGAACAAAGCAAAACAAATAAGAGAGTTTAAACAGGCCAATCCTTCTGTATCGCCAAAAGGAATTGCAGATGCATGTAATGCAACTGTTACCTATGTCTACCAAGTTCTACATAAGCTTAAACCTAAGAAGGTGAAGGCGGTAAAGCCGGTAGCCACCCAACCCACTGCCGGTCAAGATGTGCTGCGTAAAGAGATTCAGCGTTTAAACCACCAAATGGATATATGGGAACGTACAAATGAAGTGCAGGAGCGCAGGATCAGTCTTCTCACCGAGCAGTTACGGGAAGCCAAGCTTCACCACAACGGCCTTGAGTATGTGATCTCTTATCTTGAATCCCGCCTTGGCATTACGGAGAAACCAAATGGCGCTTCAGTTTGAAGCCCGTAAAGTAGCGCTCAAGCAAGACCGGACAGGGTTTATCTTGACGCTCTCACTGCACCCTGACGAAGTACCGGAAGAGATTCTGCGGGACTTTGTCGGGGCGAGGTATGCCTGTGCGGTGGTTCGCATCCAAGATGATGAGTCACCCACACCATACGACAACCGAGTTCAGAAAGCCGGAATGCTTTGCCGTGACCCTGACTTTCAAGAGTTCCTATCATGCGACAACGAACTGGACGCAACGCACTTATTGTCTAAACGCTGTGGTATTGAATCACGTACCGAGCTTCATGGCAACGTAGAAGCAAAGTCTAAGTTCGATTTCCTTGTCCGTGAATACCAAAAGACGAAAGTAATTGATGACCCATTTTAAGAAGTTTAAACCGTTCATGACGTATGTCTCTCCTGATGAGCACATGCGTATGAAGAAGTTTGCAAAACTTAAGAAGATCACAATGGCTCAAATGATTCGGGAGGCGATTGACAGTCGCCTGTCGGTCGGGGATCCATACACCGCAGGGTACAACGCAGGGATTGATGCTTGCATTTTGGTGGTCAATCAAAACAATGCGGCCAAGATGAGATTTCCGTCTGGAGCCTCATTTGCTGAACTAATTATTGATGAGCTTATCCTTGAACGCAGACTGGAAGTGCCCGATGAAACTTAGTGGCACAAGGAATCAATGCACTGGATGCAACGAGTATTTCAACAGCAACACTGCGTTTGATAAACACCGCACCGGCAAGCACGGTGTAAACAGGCGATGCCGTACCCCAGAAGAAATGGAAAATCTGGGGATGTTTATTAACATTTATGGATACTGGGTTAGCGAACCCATGGTAAAGGACTTCTATGCAAAAACCGACACCGTATAACACTGGCAAAGTATTGATTGGGTGTATGTACAAAATACCCCCTCATGATCCTACGCCTGAGGAACTGTGGATTCAGTCCACTTTGCTGGGTGACTCGCCTCATAACGAAGACTACGTTTGGGCTTGTATTTGTACAGTTGCCATGGCATTCTTTGTTCTTGCGATGAATGTTTACACACCATGAAAAACAAAGTTATTCTGGAATTTGAATATCCGGATGATGAAAATAAACTTATGTTTGCCATCAAAGGTGTAGACATGTACGCAACACTGGCCAACATCAAGCTGGCCATTACAAGAGAGTTTAAACACAAGGCAGACATGGAAGCCGCGTTGCTGCGAGTGAGAGAACTGACGGACGAGATGTTGGCCGAACTAAATAAATAAGGACGCATATGACTGACGCAGAGAGAGAACAAGATTTAAACATGGCAGAGCTAGAGGCAGAGAACCGAAGGCTCAAAAAGATTGAAAATGCGGCTCGGCTTGTGATGAAGGCGTTCAGCAACAGTATTGATTATGACTCATGGGACAAGGCTCTGGATGCACTGGAGGTGGTGCTGAAAGAGAAGCCATGAGCAAATCCAAAACACCTGAGCCACTGTACAGGCAGTTCACGCCCGAAGAAGACCGTGGCAAAACAATGGCCAGTAAGTATTACAGAGTGAATCAGAACATGGATGGGTTGGGTGTAAGCCTACATCCGTACCTTGTTGAGTGCAACATACGCATTGACTTTGGCTTGGATGGTGGTATCTACAAAATCGAGTGGAGCAATAAAATATTAGGAGCAAGAAATGAGCGAACAAAGTTTAAACATATGGGAGAAGGCGCTGGGATGGCGAAAGCGGCAGATGATCCTCAAGCAACTTGACCCTGTAACCAACAAGATTAGGAACGATACCTTGGAGGAAGTTGCCAAGGAGTTTGACAAGATGCCATTTGGCGACACGGCATCAAGCTTTGCAGTTTATGTGCGGAGTTTAAAGCGATGAAAGAAATCAAGAAATGCCCACATTGCGATGCCAAAATGGTGGAGTATCGCCATACGTTTAACAAAGGATTAGCCCATGGTTTATACGAACTGTGGCTGGCCGGTGGTGGCCCATCAAGCCTACGCAGTCTACGTTTAACCCGAACCCAGTGGACTAACTTTCAAAAGCTAAGATACTGGGATTTGGTAAGTAGAACCAAGCATGAGGGCGAGTGGATGATTACCTCAAAAGGCTTGGAGTTTATAACCCAAGGAACGCCCTTAACTAAATGGGTGTGGACGTACAGGGGCGATCCAGTCAAGTTTGATGGGGAGACATGTTTCTTTAAAGACATACATGAACCCAAGTACGACACAAGAGAAGACTACGTAATTAACTCGAAACCTAGAAAAAGACCATGAACGGATTTGCCAAACAGCAATTAGAAATCGGTAGCAAGCAGCCGACGCATAAGTTTAAACACTGCAACAAATGCGAAGAAACTAAGCCGCCTGAGGGGGGTATTCAGATGAGTCCTAACAAATGGCACTGCGCTTCTTGTTGGGCACACAGGGCTACACGGAGGCCAAAGAATGCCTAGACCTAAACCACCCATGCCCTTGAAGGGTCGGCAAGTCCGGATGTCTGACCTTGAGTGGATGATTTTTCAAGAACTGGGCGGGGCAGACTGGCTCCGCACTTTAGTCAAGAAACAGGCAAAGTTTTCCACCCCCTACTACATGTTAAAGCTAAAGGAACAAGATGATTCAAAGAGCAGATGATTACCAAATAGATGGCCGCCATTACAAAGACATGGAGATGCAACCGTGGGCCGTGATGGAGGCAGTACTAACGCCTGAGGAGTTTGTTGGATTCCTTAAAGGCAACATCATTAAATACGCCATGCGCTCCGGACACAAGGAAGGTTCTCACGATAGCGAAAAAGCCCGTCACTACGCTCAGAAGCTGGCAGAGTTTCAGGCCTTCCTATGAACGAGTGTAAACAGGAGTACTGCGATTTTGTCGGCAGCAGGGCGTTTGAAGACGACGGAGGTTGGAGCTACGAAGTTTGGCAGGCAGCCCAGCAAGCCGCGTTTAAACGACTAGCCGAACGCTTTCGCAGCTACGGCAACATTGACTACACCGGCAAAGAGATTGCTCAGTACATTGAATTTATAAGCAAGCAAGATGTACCGAAGTAGGCCACTGCTTGACCTTGTGAGGCAATGCCCTTGTCAAAGGTGCGGGGTTGAGGATGGGACGGTTGTAGCCTCCCATTCCAACCAACAGCGGGACGGTAAGGGCATGGGCATCAAGGCTCATGACTACCGAATTGCGGCATTGTGCTACGCCTGTCACATGCTCATAGACCAAGGCAAAGACTTTGGCAAGCAGGCTAGGTTTGATGCTTGGGATGAAGCCCATCGAAAGACCATTGGATGGCTATTCGAGGGGGGTCATCTTACGATACGTTTGCCTTAAGCGTATTGATGTTTGCGGTCAAGGCGTTCTGAGCTTGGTTGATTCTTAGTAGCGCATCCCGCTTGGCATCAGCGTCCATCCTAGAGCTACGGATCATGACTTGCATTTGACGGAACTCCTTCATGGTTTTTTCCATGTCAAGGATAAATTCTTTAGAGGCAAGAAGCTTAATGTTGTCTCGCATGAACTCGCCCTTTTCCTCAAAGTTCATGGTTCGCTCTAGCAAATTAGAAGTTCGGACGGCTTGGTCAGCCGCATTTTTTAATTCGTAGTAGCTGGTGACCGTACCTCTTGCCTCTGGATCCAACGCAAAACGTTTGATAAGCGGCATCTGCTCAAAGCGTTTAGACGCATTAGGCGTGTCGCTATTCATGTTCATGATTGAATCTAAAGCACTGACCATATACATGCCCATGGTTCCCGTGTAGCCGCCAATGATGTGGTCAAGCTTCATGGGAGAGATACCCAACGCAGACCCAATTTGAGCCGCTATGGCTGAGGTGTTGGGGCCAACTTGGTACTCAGGTGCAATACCTTCCATGCCCTGACCAACAATGGCTCGTTGCGTGAAGAATGAGTAGTTAGTGGTCGCTTCCACCAAAGGCAAAGCCGCCTGAGGAATGGGATTTACCGCCAATGTACTGCTTAACTGGCGTGCCATGGACTTCATGAAGTCTTTGCCTGTATCGTCGCCAAAGAAGTAAGCCATTGTTCGCTCAGGAATAACCTTGAAAATGACACCAATCTCAAATGGGATTGGGATCTTGACACCCAATGATGGGACAAGCCAGTTGTTATCTTTGGTTTCTTGCTCTTGTTTTTTGTACTCATCATCATCATGGGTGAGTGCCCAGTACATGGCAGACAGAGCGGCCATGGTCATGCCACGGACAAAGAAAGAACGTTGGATAGCGGCCGCATCCTTGTGACCCAACTTACCAAATGAAGCGCGGTACAGAACATCCAAGCCCTGCATACGGGCGTTCAAGAACGGGATGGCCGCAGTCAAAATACGAACGACAGGAGAGCTACCCTTGCGGTTAAAGTTCATTACCTCAAGCGCACGGAACAGAGCTTCTGCCTCGTTGCCAGTTTCTGCGAGGGTGCGTTTATACACCTCAATCCTTGTGGCAGCGTCAGATGCGGTTGTACCTTTCTCCAACAATTCCCACAAAGATTTAGGGGCAGTCATAGGATTAGCAAGGCGCTCAAGCGTTGACTTACCGCCAGCCTTTTTCTTTAACTCGTTTTCAAACGCCTGAGCACTGACCTCAACGTTCTGAGAGAACTCGTAGCCGCCCAGCAAGCCTGCGTTTAAAAGGGCTTGGAACTCTGGGGATGTGCCTGCCATGGCAGACTTGAAGTTTTTAATGGTGTCGATGACTGGAGTCATCTTGATACCACTCGTTACGTAGGCGGCCATGGAGTCACGCACCATATTGGCCATCATGAATCCGGGATCCTTAGTCACCAAGTTACGCAAGAGATTAGCCGGGCCAGACAACAGGCCAATAAACGGCAAGTCAGGCATGTTTAAACTCTTGACCGCATCAATAAACAACGGGTCGTGTACACGGTAGCTGACCATGTTGCCGTTCTCAAGCACTTGAACAACGTCCAAGCCTGCGCCTGCTTTAGGCATACGCTCTGCTTGATTGATCTTGACAGCCACATCAACAGCACGCTGTGCCGCCACATTCTTCATGCCCATCTGAATAGAAGACTGGGTGTTGCGAACAATAGTCTCAAGGAAGTCGGCCAACGGAGCCTCGCCACCTTTGATCTTCTTAGGAGCTTTCACGCCTGAGATAGACTGGAAGATGTTAGGGCCAATGGTGCTGTCGCCATCCATCTGACGATAGAAGGGGATGTAGTCGGAATGCTTGGTAAAGGCTTCCTTCTGAGCTTCAGACAGGACACCTGTGTCCACAAGGAACTGAACCAGCCCGTTGTTAAACGTGTTCCAGTCTTCTTGAATCTCTTTAAACTCAGGGTATTGTGATGCAGCCGGATTAGCTGGATCACACAGTTTCTTGGCCAGATCCAAGTCAGCCTGTGTAAACAACTCTTCTTTGCCATCGGCCAGCAGACGTGAGCCACGCTGTGCGCCCGCCCAGAATTGATACAACTGATACACAAATGGGTCGTTGTACTTGGCCAACGGAGCAAAGATGGCCACTGGGCCTTTAATCTTGCCATCGTCATTAAAGACTGTAGTGAAGCCATTCTTATAGACTGGGATACCACCGTTGCGATCATGTACACCCATAGCAGACGCAGTGACACCGGCCGCAAGGTCAGACATCAGAGCCGCAGATTCTGCGCTTGCGTCAGCCATGAATGCCGCACCGCCCATGGTCTTGGCCAACTCTTTGTCGTAGTCTGCTAGACGCTGGTATCTGTTTAAAGCCTGTGCACGGAGCTTGGAGAAAGACTCGCCACCCAGTGCCTTGGTAATACGCTCAACGAAACCCGTCTCCTCACGGGAGGTAGTTGTCTCGTCAACACGACCACGGATAGCTGGGTCAGTGGAATCACGTAAGCTTAAACGCTCCTGCTTTTGTGGCCCGGCGTAATCCTGCGCCCCTTCCTCGCGTGTAAACGGCATAGGAATGGATGCGTATTCACGCAGCGCACCTTCTTCGGCAACGATACGCTCAGGCCAAGACTCGCTGTAATCAAACTTCTCAGGATCAGTCTGCTCAGACCAACGAATTTCGGTACGCCATTCAACTGGCATGGTTGTGTAGCCTGCGGCTTGAAGCGCACGGGCACGGTGTCTGCCTTCATGGCCTGTAACCCGTAGGTTGTTGCCATCTTTGGACATGTAAAGATATGGGATTGATGTGAATTTCAATCCTTCTTGTTCACGTTTCTGAGCAAGAATTTCTTTTTCTTTGTTAAAGCCAAACTTAGCCAACTTCAAGAAGTCAGCAATATCCATGTTGACCAGTTTGTTTTTAGATTTGTATCCCTGCTCAGAAGCTTTCTCTATCTCAGCGGGGTCAAATCTATCTGTTGCATCACGCAAGCTATAGCGGATGTCAGGATTAGACTTGTCAAAGGTTCCTATGTTGCCTGTAGCAGACTTAATCTGCGATGGGTCATAGACTGCAAGATTTCTAGTGCCGCCTTCGTTTACATAAAAACCATCGTGCCCCAGTTTTTTAATGGCATCTTGGACAACTTGGCTCTCAATGGTTTCCCACTCACCACGTTTAATCTGATACAAGATGTCGGGGTCATCTGAAAAATTGTAAGACTTTTGCATTTGTCTATATAGATCTGCGACTTGAGCAGAATCTTTGTAGTCAAATGGATCTTGTGCACTTACATACACAGGCATTACGTTAGGGCCAGTTGGTAATCTATCGTGCACCGCCTTGATGACGTAGTCTGCTACCGCACTGGGAATAGAACTCCAAGCAAATCCGTAATTTGGATCAATCCGAGACTTAAGTAACTGGGCTGTAGATGCGCCAATATCTTTGGCTTTTCTAGCAACTTTGATGGCATCCAACACCATCTTGTTTTGCTCGTCAATGTCTAGAGTATTCCAGTACTCACGGCTAATATAGTTCATGCCTGCGTCAGAGAAACCTTCGGCAAAGCTAGGGTTGTCCGTTACAAAAATTGCATTAGCTTGCTTGGGTTTAAACGTAGTAATGTCACGCGCAGTTCCGTGGTACATAACTTTTGGCGTGTCGTCTGAGTTAACGACCACACTGTTGCCAAACCATTGTTTAAACTCAGGCGTATCCGGCGCAGCACGCAGGCTTAGTCGTTCGTCTTCTTCAAGCTGCCCACCAGTTGCATCAGGGCTTTGGCTCTTTCCTTGGGGTCTAATCCCACCGTCAGATCCTTCACTGAAGACCACAGAGGGTCGCGCTCGTCCATCACCCTCACGGGCTTGGGCGATGATTGCTTCTTCGTATCCGATGTCATCTGCTTTCCTTCCGCTTAATTTTTCGTATAAACGTTTCTCGTAGTACCACAAAGCCGCTTGGATGTCGGCCAGTGTTAAATCAATACCTTCGTCACGCAACATCTGTTGTGCCTTACGGCCTGCGTCGTACATGAACTTACGATCTGTTGCTGTAAACGGAGCCTCTTCCAGCATTTCAAATTCGTTCTTGTAGATGGTGTTAGCCATTTTTTCCATGTTGTGTTCAAACAACAGTTGGTCGTAAGCTTCAGCCGCTACCTTTTCGGCTTTCTTAAACCATGCGGCTTTCTCAGCTTTCTTGGCGGGTTCTTTTGCACCAACCAGATGCTCAAGCTCACTGTTCCAACCGTACTCTTCGTACTTGTTACGCAACGGAATGGTGGCGGCAACCACTTCATCACGGCTTGCGCCCGGTTGCTCCATCATGTCACGGAATTTCTCAATAGAAGCCTCCGTGGCCTTAGGCATCAACAGACCACGCATGCGGTTGATGGAGCGAGTCCACCACAAGTCCATGGTCAGGTAACCTTCTGAGCCTGACAGGTTGGCGTAGAACGCACCAAGCTTAGGGCCAAAGTACACAGCGGCCGCAGGCACAACTGTATTGGCTAAATAGCTACCGTCAGATTCTTCGCCACGCTCACGCAGTCGGGCATTCATTTCCTTGACTGTGATTTCTTGAAGCAAGACCTTCTCAAAGTCATCACCGTGTGTGTCAAGCAACTCTTGAATCATGACAAGGTTGTTCTCTAGAGCCGTAGCCCTGCGGTTACCCATGGCAACTAAGGGTTTACCCATACGCAAATCAGCATACAGCTTGATGGCGTTATCAATGTTCTTTGTTACTTTCTCACCGTTGGATGTCACTGCCACCAAGGCAGAGAACACTGAACGGGCGTGCTTGTTCTTTTCAAGCTCAGGGAAACGCTCGGCCAGTCGGCTAACGGCATTAGGATAGTTGTTGGAGTACCAGCCAAGGCCTGTACCAGTCTTGGCAGTTGTGCCCAGTTGGTATGCCACCTCATCAGCAATAGCCTGTGCAATCTGCGTTGATTGTTGAGGCGTAAGGTTGTTGCGATCCATTGCGCCAAACTGATCCAGTGTGTACTGATTCAAAGCCTTGGCGATGTCCCGGACGTTATTAAATCTATTTCGTACAGCCTCGGTGTTTAAACCCAACTCCTGCTGGGCTGTGCCGGTCTTGCGTTCCATAATGCCACGGGTCGAGAAAGGAACTCCCTCTCCAGACAATGACTTCCTCTCGCCACCTTCGGTAGCTGTACCAGCTTTCAGTTCGCCACGTTCAATCTGACCAAAGACATCCTCGTATGTGCGGAAACCTGCTCCTGCCAATGCATTACGCAGCGCAGTAAAGAAGTCATTTAAACGCTTCATCAGCGCTGCCAGCATTCCTGCTGGGGGTTTATTGTTGGCAAAGTCAGCAAACGCATCAGCGATTGCTTCCTCAATGACCTTGTCTATGTCGCCTTTGTATTCTTTTACATAAGCGTCATAGCGGGACATGGTCTGCCCGTTATAGGATGCATTACGGCTCTTAAGGTACTTATCAATCCACTGATCCTTGGCCATGCGCTCAAGCGCAGTCCATTGCTGAGGTGTAAAGAAACCCAGTTCCTTTAGGGCGTGGATAGACTCATGACGCAGAATCTTGGCAGGATTAGACAAGTCCAAGGCAATCTGGATAAGCTTCTTGCTGTACGAACCTTCAGACTTAAGATTCTCAATAATGTTTAAACCTACGTCGCCCAAGCCAAACTGCTTCAGCATAGGTTTGAGCAAAGCTTCAAACTGAGCGATCCGCTCTTTGGCTCCGGGAGTCTGCTTGGCTTCTTCTGCCTTAGCCTTCTCAGCCTCAATGCCTTCTAAGACTTCAGAAACCTTCTTACCCTCAGTCTGTGGAGCGGCAGTTCTGCGTTTGATCTCAGCTTCAGCCTTCTTACCAATGGCACGACGGCCTTGCTGTTGAGTTAACTCTTGCAGTTGCTTCTCGTCCATGTCGGCCAAGATGCCTTCTTCAGCCGCCTGACGGGTGGGGTAGGTAGCCCTAGCCTGACCCTGATCAAACACTGTGTAGCCCTTACGGCCAACGGCTTTAGTGCCTGTAGGCTTGACCTCTAGCGGTGTAGCCTTAGGATCGTACTTGGCGATCTCTTCAGTCAGGGTTGCAATTTTTGCTTGAGTCTCTTCGACCAACTTGGCATGGCGACCGGCAGCTTTCTCGTACTGGGTCGTCTGGCCTTTGCCCTGAGCCTCTAATGTGTTTAAACGCTTCTGGCTGGCTTCAATGGCGTTGTTCAACTGCGTGATTTGGTTCTCACGAGCGTTAGCCATACCGGCACGAGTACGCTCAAAGCTTGCCTTCTTGGCGTTGGCTTCTTCGACTGTGTTGGCTTTAAACAGGACTTCTTCCCCGGCGGAAACTTCGTAACCTGCTGGAGCCTCACCCTCTTTAAACGAGCCTTCCCGGATGTCAAATCCTTCGGGCAACGTGGCGGAGGTGGACGGAGCGGCAATCGCATCCGTTGTAATCTGTCTTACGTTTAAACCACGCTTCTTTGCTGCCGCGTCAGCAGCGGTTTTAGATGCGTAGGTAGACGGCAAAGCCTTGCCGGTCTTGGGATCAAAGACTTCATAGCGGGCAGACTTAATAAGGTCTACATCACCATTCTTAATCGCTGCATCAAGGATAGCGCCAGCATGTGAGTCTTCAGTAAGGTTTGTATATTCCTTAATGGTGTCGATCACTTGCTTGGTATCAGCAGGCGCACCTAAATCATTGAGGAACATGTCCACACCCTTGAGGGCACGAGCATATTGTTTGTCGTCAAACCGTCGGGCGTTTGTGCCTTCGGGTAGGATGTTTAAATCTGTAGCTTCTGGCAGGTTAGCCAGTGCTTTAAACGCAGCGTGCAACTGCGGCTGGGACATCTTCTCTAGTGCGTTTACACCAGTTGTCCGGGCCAAGAAATCGTTGAAGCCCTGAGTCTTAGTCTCAACCTTCTTACGCTTGGCTTGGTTCAGAATGTCTTCTGCGGTGTATTTCTCACCGGCATAGCCAGACTTGGCGGTAATGAGTTCGTCCAGCAAAGCCTGCTCGGCCTTAGGGTTAACCCCCGGCATAGCATCCACAAAGTCCTCAATCGAGTACTCCTTGAGCTTGGGAAGGCCAGCCTCCTTGCGGTAGTCATCGATCTGCTTGTAGATGTCAAAGGGAACTTCGTTCTTACGGATGTTGCCTAGAGGGTTCTTGAGCGGGTCAATTTGTACTTCTTCAGCGGGGATTTCCTCAGCCGGTGCAGGAAGAGCAATAGCTTGCTGTTGCTCCATCTGTTGACGGATACCTTCTGTTTGTTTTTCCAAAACAGCACGTTCTGCCACTGCCTTGTCATTAGCAGCTTTAAGTTCTTGGTCAAATTGAGCTTGCTTCTTTGCTTGGTCATCGGCTTTAGCTTGTTGATGCGAACGTTGCAGATTAGACATCTGCGCGGGAGAGACAGCAAGACCTAGGACTGCACCGACCAAAGCATCATGGGCAACTGTACCGGCCAAACCTTCTGTCAAATCTGTAGCCACGCCAGCTTGATTCAAAGCGACGTTAGTGCCCACTTGACCCACACCGGCCTGCACAGCTTCAGGCGCAGCTTCGCCCAGCACAGATGTGCCGACAGCTTGTTTAAACGTTGGAGCATCCAGCGATGCCACGCCGTTAGCTTTGCTGACCTTCTTAGCCGCATTAGCCAAAGCCTGTTCAACACCGAATGCGCCTTCCAGTGCACCAGCCGCACCAGCGGCAAGTTGTCGTGGAGCGTTCTGCAATGAGTACGCAGCAGCCTCTTGGGCCTTCTGCTCGGCAATCATTGGGTCTACGCCTTGGGCTAACAAGGCCTGTTTAACCGCCTCGTAGTCTTGTCCCTTTTGACCGCCAACGCCCATCAAGCCACCAATACCTGTGGCTCCACGTGCGCCTGCTAATGCCCTAGCGCCAAGGCTTGCGCCTGCGGCTACCTGACCACCGGGCAATAAGCCACCGGCAATAATAGGAACGCTAGAAGCCAGTGCCTGCAAACCTGTCTGTAATGGAGCCTCTAAGAAACCACCCACACCAGTGGAAATCTCTTTACCTAAGTCACCTTTGGCGCGATCTTGAAGCTCTTGCCGACGGGCAATTTCTTCTTTACGGGCGGGGGACAGTGCCTCAAACGCAGATTGCTGTACGCCACCTAAATATTGAGAGGCTGCATTATCTGTACCAAACAGGTTAGTAAGAGATTGAATACCTCCCACTAAACCCTGTCCAGTAGCAAGGCCAACGTCCTTTAAAGTACTGGGTGCGCTTTTGGCAGACTCCAGTTCTTTTGTGGTCTGCCCTGCGTATGGGTAATTCTGTAATACCAGACCATACACCTGATCGTCAGTCGCACCTTCCGGGGCGTTTACACGATACTTATTCCCATCCGGAGCGGTGTACTGATAAATTGCCATTTTTTATCCAAGTCGTTCAACTGTACCTTTGATGGGCATAGTGGGTGTAGTTTGCCCCGATGGCCCAGCACCGAATCTAGCACGAATTCGGTTGTAAGCGTCTTCATTTTCTTTCAACATTTTTTGTCTTTCCTCAGGTGTCTTAGCCATGTAAGGAATAGTCTTTGGATCATGTGGACGCTCTTCTTGATATGCCTTTTCAATATTGCCTTTCATACGCGCATCTGCGGTTTCATACTGAGCACCACTGATCAGGCTAGGAGCACGCTCCAACGATTCCTTGACGGACATGCCTTGACCTTGCAAGTATTTGGCAATCTGAATAACTTGAGGATCACGGTTGGCACTGGCCGCACTAATGTTATGGCCACGAGCTTGTTCAGCCAACTTAGCCATATCCAGTTTGTTAGAAAACTCAGTTTGTTGAAGATCACGACCAATTTTCTCAGCGTCTTGTTTGTGTTTAAACGCAGCTTCAAAATCACCACGCGCCTCAGCACGACGGGCAGCGTCAAGTTCAGCACGCATTTTAGCCATGCCCATTTCTTGATCACGACGCATTTTGGCTTGTGCATCTGCACGATCAAACGCAGCCGCTTCAGAAGCGCCAGCCGACTTACCAAAGCCACCTAGCAAAGCACCAATGCCTTTTTGGCCACGAGTGGCTTCGCCTGCATCAATCAATGATTTCCAGAAGTCAGCACGTGTACGGCCTTTTTCTTGGGTAATGAAACGAGCGCGGTCAGCTTCGTCTTGTTGGGCAATCTTGTCCAGTAACTTTTGAAACTCGCTGCCAGCCAATCCGGGGTTAGCTGCTTTAAACGCAGCCAATTTCTTGTCGTAAGCATCTGCATCTGGCCGCTCAAACGTAGGAGCCTTAGGCATACCGATGGCCGCAGGGATTCCGCTACCACCGGCTGGTGCAGGGGCTGGAGGAGCTTGCATAAAGTCGCTTCTGCGAGTGGCTGTAGCGGGATCGTATGCAATTCCTTGTTGTTCTCTTGGGGCCTCTGGTTTAGGAGGATTTTTTAAGGCGGCTGCTTCGCGTTCGCCACGCTCAAGAGCGCGACGGTTTTCTGGATTAAAAATACCCAGTTTTTCCATCAGCGTGCGATCATCGTTAGAAGGTTCATCTGAACTAATTACCGCTCCCGTCATGGGATCACGCACTACATTGCCTTCAGCAAACGCTACTACGCCACCACCAGAGGCAAATTTAAACATGTCGTTGGTTGGTAGGGAGGTCAAACCACCCGCAGCCATCTGCGGCATCTCTGGCATCTCTTCCTCTGGCTGTGGGGGTTGAGGTGTACCTTCAGGCACTGGCTGGGGTTGACCCATCAGGCTCTGTTGAAGCTGTTCATTAGACTGCGCTTGTTTAGCCGCACCGGCTTGCATCAAGTCAGCGGCCTGTCCGGTGATCTCTTTCTCAAGCTTGTCTTTAACTGTGCCATCAGGAGGTGTTCCTGTACGTGCAGACTGCTCCATTTGCTTGCGACGATTCAACTCGCCCAAAGCTAAATAGGGAGGAACCTGAGGGTTCTTCCCGTTAGCGTATTCCATGATTGCCCTCATAGGCATATCCTTGAGGTGCTCTTGTACTTGGATCAGATTCATAGCGAACCCTTAGGTCAATTTAAACTTGTTCAATGAGTCCATGATAGAACCCATACCGCCGATTGAAGACACCAAAGAGCCAAGGCCAGATTGCTGGGCGGCTGTGTTGGTGACCGTAGAGATAGGCAGACCTTGAAGCATAGACTGCAAGTACTGCGTCTTCTTCATTGGATCATCACGTTGTGCGAGGAATTCGTTGTAGTCTGCGCTGATACCTTGCTGTTCAATACCACGCTGTTGACCACCGGCCTCAGACATCATGTCAGCCAAAGTCTTAGCTTGACCCTGCTCAGTGTTAAATTGACCCATGGCCTTGTCGTACGCATTTGCGTACCCTTGGCCGATAGTCTTGTTCTGCTCTTGAAGTAGGTTGCGGTTAGCCTCAGACTCCATAATGGCCTGACGGCCGCCACCATAACCACCGGCTTGGGTTAACTTGGCCATGCTTGGTTGGAGATTGATCTCGGACTGACGGCGCATTTCTGCCAACTGAGGTTGGAGGACTGAATCCAAGTATGGATTCATGTACTGAGCCGCTACGCCAGTAGGTTGACCGGAAGGAGGCTGACCTCCCATAGGTGCACCCATACCGCCCATAGGAGGAGCGCCTGCGCCTGTGCCAACGGCTCCGGGGCTATAAACACCGGGGGTCATTGGAGGAGGCTGATACGCACCTGTAGAGCTAAATGATTGACCAAGTTGGCCGGGGAAGGACAGATTGCCCAAGCCTTGGAAGACCTTGGACTGTAAGCCTGACTCACCCGCAGTCTGTGGGCCACCGTACACAGCATAAGGCTGATCGGCAATCGCTTGGGCTTTGCCAAGCATATCCGTTACATACGGGCCTGCCCATTCAGATAGGGTGGAGGAGGATGTTCCTCCAGATTGGGGGGTTAGTCCTGCAATAGGTGATGTAGCCATGTTTAAACCTTACGCTGGTAAATGTTTGTCAGCCTTGGTGTTGGCTGCAACGTTCTTCAAAGTCTTGCCACGAGCTTTC